GTATGTCACACTTCCAATGTAATTACCATCAACATTAACAGTACCAAATAGGTATACAAGTCCACCTGTATTGATGTTAATAAAAGGTAACGGACTTTGGTTATTACCACATGCACCACCAACAACATAGCCCGGTACACATCTTTCATTTAATGTTATACCAACAAATGCGTTTGCAACTTTACAAGTTAAATCATAAGTAATTACCACATTTTCTCTATTCACACTAGCAACTATTGTACCTGTGTAGTTACCATTAACTTCATAGTAATATTTTCTGCTTTGTGTGTCACACCCATTCAAATAATTGTAAATACACTGTGCTATTACTCCACATCCACCAATATTAGGATGTACATTATCTGTGTCAACTAAATTACTCATATTATACAAACAATGTTCTACACCCGGCAAGGCTATACACCCTACACTTGCTGCATTTGATAAGATAATAGTAATCTTTTGGCTGTAATCAACACTGATAGCTGATTTACCACTATTGCAAGCAACTACAATTTTGGCATTTGGAAACCTACTGGCGGCTGTATTAAATGTTGCTAAACTTCTTGATGACACATCACTTAAACTAGTACCCGTGTCACTATCATTGATACCGCCATAGATAAATATGTAGTCTATATTGTTAGCATTTTCATCTATTTCATGGTAGGCTTTTTCAATAAGTCCTTCAAAATCATAATTACCATGTGGTTCACCAAGTGGATTAATTCTTACATATCCTGCACCTGTATTACCGTAATAATAAGGGGTAGTTATTTTAAAATATCTTGCTAATTGATTTTGCACACCTGCAACCATAAAACTGTCACCAATAAAAATTGCTTTTCTTGTTTCTGTTTCTGCAACAGTTTTGCTAAGTTTTTCAACCGCCTGTCTATAATCTTCAACTTGTGCATTGTAGTTACCTGTTGCACACCAATATTCTGGACTCATATTAGGTGCACCAATATTAGCTGGTACAGGTTTTTTACTTGTATAACTTGTGTTCAAATAGGTTACAATAGTTAGAGCTTCATAGCTGATACCTTTAACCCATTCATTACTTCCATTATTATCGAAAAATTTAGGCACATATCTTGCACCGATATACTGTCTATTCATTTTTATATCTCCTCTCATTAATAACTAAGAACTAAATGTCCATAATTAGGCTGAATTGTTAAGTCAATGTCTAGCCCAGTGGTGTTAAAAGTAATGTCATTCCAGTTAGCAGGAATATTGTACACAATATAACCAGAATTGGTTATCTCTACAAAAATCATAGTAGCTAAATAATTTTTAATGATTTCTTCGGCATAACTAGTGTCAAATTCAGTAATCCATTTCTGTACTATTTCTAGTTCTTTTCTTAATTCATCAATCTCTTCAATGACACCATTTCCGTCGGCAGTCAAATTGTTAATATAATCAACAACCTTGCAAAGAACTTCATAGTAGCTTAAACTATCGTCATATACTAATGGAAGAACCTTTTGACACCAAAACTTAAAATGTTTTAATTCATTGCAATTATCCATAATTTCTCCTTTCTTACCATAATTGGAAGAACAAATCTTCAAGATTATTAATTACCATCATGTCAATATTTAAGAATGTTTCCCTATATTTTTGTAATAAATCGCTAGGTGCTACACCCTCATAACCACTAACGCTTTCAAGGTAATCTTCGGTACTAGTTACATCATTCTTATTCTCTCTGCTTCTGTTATAAGTTCCCTCGTTCTTATCATTTTTATTATTGCTTCTCTCATTTTCTACTGCTTCAGTTTCAGAGCCATTTACAATTTTACCAAATTCAGTGTTATTTGTACCACTATCATTAGAAGTAATAACACTTTCATTAGTACTTTCATTATGCGTAGAACTACTAGTTGTTCCGCTTTCATCAATCTTTGTAACATTAGTAAGATAAGTTCCACTTTCTACATTAGTTAATGTTCCTTGCGGTGTATCACTATATTTATTTGTGTTACCACTAGTAGAAGAACCATTACCACTACCATCAGTAGTATTTTCATCAGTTCTATTTGTAGTACCAGTTGAACTAGTTGTGACGGTATCTTTACCGCTATTAGTAACAACATTAGTATTAGTTTTATCGGTAGTGCTATTTTCAGTTTCAGTAGAAGCGCTAGTATTTACTGTTGTATCTGCTATTGTTTCATTATCATTCTCACTCTTATCAAAATCTGTTTTTCTTGTTCTCGTTAAGTCAACAGTGTACAAAGGATTGAACTCTAATAATTCGCTCTTATACAACTTATTGTAATAAGGCATAATCTCATTCAATCTAGTATCAAGTCTTAACTTCCAAAGACCAACTGTTTCTTCTCCAATCTCTCTAGTATAGAAATGTTTAAGGATTTTCTTTTCCAAAACAGTTCGGTAGTTTTCATCAAAGATAGGAAAAGTAAAGGTAAATATTTTAGGAATAGCATTTGTAATAATAGTATCAACATCTGTATATCCTTTGCTTTCACCTAGGCCGCTTGCAGTTTCACAAATGAACCTAACTTCTGTTGTGTATTTACTCATTTACTTCACCCCCTCTGTACTCTTTTTCTTCATCTTCGTTTTCATTTTCCTGCTCCTCTATATCTTGGAAGTCCTCTCTATATTCAACCCAAATATCAAGACCAAACATTTCATTAATTTGTTTACAAGCCTGCCTGCGACTTTCTAATCTTGAATATCTACTAGCAACCGTACCACCTTGATTTCGAGTAACTTCATCAGTAATCATACGTTCTTTCTTAACTACGTTTATATTACTAATTCCAAGATATGTCAATGCTTCATTCCAAATTTGTGTTTTTAATTCGTACAACTTATCAGCAACATAAGGTGCGCCAGTTTGTAAAACTTTAAGACCATTTGCGTCAAGTCCTTTTGAACCAAAGATAAATGGTTCATTACCCTCATATTGTTTATACAAGTTTTTCATAGTTAGCCTTTGGGTTTCATCACACTGTATCAAAACTGGTGTCTTTTGCGCATTAGCATTTACATCTATTGCTCTATCAAGATTGTATAATCTTTTACTAAACATTTCAACATCTAGCATTGAATTTGTGTGAAGATAATTATTAAAAATAATTACACTGTTTGTACCATCCAATTCTTTTTGATAACCATTAGTCGCATAGGCTTTTCTGTCTATTGGGATTTGATAAACATTTAATCTACCACCTATCATACATCTAAGACCTAAATAGCCAAGAACTTCATCTTCAAAAAATAAACACATACCATCAGAAAATAAGCACATTTCTAAAAATCTTTGGTCAACAGTTTTAGGTAAATTCTTCCACTCGAACATACTAAGGGCTAATTCTGTTAATCGGCTGTAATATTGCCTATATGTTCTATTATTAATATAAGCACTTTCACCAAATTGAGTATCTCTTTTTCTTCCCACCTTATCACCACCTTTCTTACGTCAATGAATTATCAAGTGAATAGTTACCGACTTCACTTGGATTATTCCAAAATGTAATACCACTGTCATAAATAGTGCAAATTTTTCTTACATCATCAGCCGGTGCATTACCTTTCAAAACGCAACCATTAGTTTTTACATAATTCCAGTGCGGTCTTATACTTCTATTCGGTATTTTTACTCGGTGTGTAGCATAGCCAAACATATCAAAATAGTCATCAATTATTCTAGCATATTCAGCACTAACCTGCATTTGTCTAAAGTAAAAATCTTTTGTTCTTGTAGCAACATCTATTGTACCACTATTAGTACCCTTAGCTTGATTAGGTCTATTTGTTGCTAAAATAATGTTATTTGCTGTATTTGATAATCCCATTATACCACCAACCATAGCCATAGGGTTACCAGTCATAGCACCACCTGCAATACTTGCTACGCTACCAATACCTTGTATAGCTATTGAACTTGCTTCTTGTGCTAACCATGCTCTAAACGCGTCAATACTCCAAGCAACTTGTGGAAATCCCTGCATGACTAACTTCTCAACATAATTAAAGCCATCATCTGTTCCGTTATAATTTTGTGGTACTAGCATAATCTGTGGGTTGCAACTTACACATCCGTACATTGCAAAATCGCAATATTCACCAGTAAACCACTCGTACCTATATATTGCATCATTGTTTCCGCAATCAACAGATAAATAGTTATAAGGATATGTTAATAGTTTTTTATTTCTAGGTGTATAGCCATGTAGTGTAGTGTTTTTAGCTACTCTTGACACTTGAACACTTGGCATACTATCAGTAGTATAAAATTCACTAGGCATTAAAAAGATAGAAACAACACTATCTTGGTCGTTTGCGTCAACTAATGCTTTTAGATAATCAATAAGCTGTTGTACTTGTTCAGCATTATCTATTGCTCCTGCCACATATTCACAACCAGTAAACAAACCACCTACATAACCACCAGTTGCAGTACCATCAGCAGAACTAGCTTTACATATAACAGCAACATAAGAACTAAAATGACCACTACCAACTACATTATTACAAGTTATATCACCTATATCAACACTTTCAGCTACAATGTTATCACCTGCAACATCTGTACTTGAATGTTCTCTTTCTACGTAACACTCTTTTAGTTGTACGTCAAAGAAATATGTTTGTAACGGGTCTATTTCAAACGTTATTTCACTTGTTTCGTTATTAACATATTCAACACTAGTAATAAAAGCATAAAACCATTTTGTCCCGAATGAAGCATTTTGAAATGCTAAATAATTACAATCATATAGGTTATCAGATTTTATTGCAACTCTCATACTTCCTTTTACTACTCGTTGATAACTTTGTGTTGTTAAATTGTATTTTAAAATACTTGAATTACCATGAAAATAAGCGTTCTGTTTACTTAAACTTGAAAAATACAAGGTGTGATTATAAGTATTATCTAGTGGTACATCTTTATATATTTTTATGTTGCTATTAGGTTCAATATGCATTTAATCACCTCTTTAAGTTATAGGGGTACATTTCTGTACCCCATTAGTTTATGATACTGTAATAGTAGAAGTTCCACTTTTTTCATTATCATAAACAGATGTAGCTGTAATAGTAACAGATGTGTCCGGTGAAACATCTGCACCAATGGTAACTAAACCACCTTTACTTACTGTTACACCCTCTGTATCAGAACTCCAATTTACACTCTGTGGTGCAAAATATTCTGTCTGAACAACAGCACTTAATGAGATAGTTTGTCCTGCTTTTACAGTTGCGTTAGCGGGTGAAACTGTAACACTTGTAACTGTCGGAACTCCCGGAATAAAAAGTGCATTGTTTGCAAAAGGTGAAACACTAAATGTTTTCCATACATGATACCAATAGTTCCAATATAATCCCTCACCATTATACTGTTCAGTGAAGTTGTAAAAGTTGTCAAAAATCATAAACCATTCTTTGTCAACTAAAACGCAAGGAATTGCATCAAGAGCCTGCAAATCACTTTCACTAATTTCAGTGTAAGTAGGGTCATCAGCGAATAAGATATTTAACCGTTCAATATCAAGCGAACCAAAACTGTCTACTAATACTCTCTGACCAGTAAACTCCGCTTTATCCATGTTAAAAGCAGAAGCTAAAACTTCAACATCCATAGTTGCATCAAAATTTGAATTAACAAGTAAATATTGGTCTTTCTTTTTACTAAAATTCTGAACACCTGTTACGTTGTATTTGTTTGACATAAATTCATAGTTGTTAGAAACACCTTTAATAGTGCTAACAATAGCCTTCATGTTTGCATCTGTAACAGCAGGAATTGTTACTGGGTACATACGTCCATTTAAAATATGCTTTGCCAGCATATACTTCATAGTCTGGAACTCGTCATAGTTAGCACCAGTGTACATACTGTCTACAATCTTAGCAATAAGGTCTGTAATACCCTGCCATGAAAGAAAAGCCTGTCTTAACTGGTCATTCTGAATTGTAGTTTTGTAGTACTTCTGATAGTTCATAATATGAAATGCTGAACGTACATCAGGAATTTCTCTTTTGAACAAATTGGTTTCAGCTACATTAGGGTCAAACTGAAAAGGTTTTGCAATATTAACAAAAATCTCTTCAATAGTCTCACCAAATTCAAGTGTACCCTTTTTAAACATTGACCACGGATTGTCATACATTTTTGAAGTAACAAGTACTCTACCGATACGATTTACAAGTGCAGATAAAAATTCGTTCTGCAACTGTGGGCTATCCATAATGATAGCACCGATTTCTCTAATGCTTTCTGCATCTGCTGTTGCAACTGGTACATAATTTTTATAATTGATAGTTGCATTATTTCTGATAACATTAAGAATGTCAACAGATGAATTAGTTAATGTCACAATCTTAGGTTTTGTTGCCATATTTTATTAGCCCTCTCTTTCTTCAAATAAATCTGCATAGGTTTTTTCCTCTGCATCATCTTTTACATCATCTTCCTGCACTTCTTTTACATCAGAAGGAGTTGTTTCAGAATTGAAAAATCTTGCTTTGTATTTTTCTCTCCATGATTTGTCAAGGTCTGCATACTTCTGTTTCCACTGTTCATCACTTTGTCCATTGGAACGTGTTTCCATGTCATTGAAAGTATCTGTCATATCTTCAATGAATGTCATTGCTTCGTCAGAAGTATCTTCACCGATACGTTCCTGCAATCTCGCTAAAAACTGTTCTTTGTTAAGTACTGCCATTTAATAACTCCTTTCATTATTAATATTTTTTCTTTAACATCATATAGATAGGCATTTTTCTTCTTTTAAGTTTTAATGGTGGAGTAGGGGGTGTAGGTGGAACTGGTGAACCAGTAAAATAACTATACCAATCGTTTGCGTATTTTAATCTTAAATCTAATGCTTCTATTCCTGCTCTTTCTCTTTCATATAAATAGGCTTTTGTAGCTTCTGTAACATCAGTTAGAGCAATAAATTCAGGCCAACTATAAGTATAATCGAATGTAGGTAGCCAATAACCATTAGCGTTCTTAGTACCCTCACCCTCACATTTTATTCTTTCACATTGTGCTGTTCCATCATACCAATTATAACCATACCTTTTACACCAATTTGTTAAAACTGTTGAAGGTGTCCACTGTATTAACCCCCAACCTAAACTTGTTGAATTACCTTGTTTATTTGCAGGGTTTAATGTGCTTTCTCTTGTAATATTACCAAGCATACCGCATATACTTTCAATAGTTGCCCCATAATTAATAAAGTAATTGTAAAATTCAGTTGCATTATTTTCCTGCTGTGGTTGTGTAAAATTTTTTTGAACACCTATTTCATATAACCATGCCATAACTATCCTTTTAGTAGCTTATTAACCAATGATTGAATGGTCTTATAGTCATATCCTGCTTTTGTTAAAGCTGTTTTTCTTGCATTACCATTTCTCCATTTTCCTGCTACAACTTCTTTTGCTATTTCTTCATTGCTTTTCTTTACTGATGTACTTGTTGGAGTATCAAATAATTCTTTTTCTTTTGCTCTCCTTTTTACAAGTCCTGCAATAACTCTTCCACCGCTTTTGTTATAAGCTGTTATTTTTGAACTAATTTGTTCTAATGTTCTAGTTCCACTAGCTGTTAATTGATTAATACTACCAACATTAAAAGCAAATGAAACTAACGCATCAAATTGATTTTGATTGAAGTTGTATTTACCCATAAAAGAATTAACATTTTTAATTGCTTTTTTACAATCTTGTAAAAGCAAATCTTCTGCTTGCTCTTTTGTGATTTTCATTCCTGCTGTTACATCTGAACCATAATGACCATACCCTATTGTATAGTACTTCTCTGTCGGTAAACATTTGTAAGCTGTTAATTTACACCCTTCAAAACTTTTAATCAAATTCAATCCGTTTGGTGATAAATCTCTTGACAAGTTACACCTCTCTTTCTACACCAATAGTATCACATAGTTTCTGTAATACAAGTGTATTATTGTTTAGTGCTTCTGTAAACTTTTCTGTTTCCTGCTTATGCTTGTCCGACATCTCTTTTACGTACCAAAGAAGGGCTACACACATTGCAATAGGAAAACCAACTGTTGAAACAATTTGTGTAATAGTTCCTGCATCCATATTTTTACCCCCTTTCTTTTTCTTTAATTATAACACTTTTATTGCTATTTTGCAATATTTATGTTATAATAATAAGGAAGAAATTACATCATTAAAAGGAAAAGGTACAACATTATGAAAAATAATTATTATGACGGTACTAAATTATTGTCAATGAAAGACTTAAATAATAAAACACCCGAGTTGTTTTTATGCACCACAAATAGAACTGGCGGTAAAACAACCTATTTTGGAAGATTAGTTGTAAATAGGTTTATAAAGCAGGGTAAAAAATTTGCACTTCTTTATAGATATAATTATGAACTTGATGATGTAGCAGATAAATTCTTTAAAGACTTAAAAGGATTGTTCTTTAGTGGACTAGAAATGACTAGTAAAAGAAGAGCAAGTGGTATATTCCATGAGTTATTTTTAATTAAGAACCATGATGAAGAAACAGTAGAAAGTTGTGGGTATGCTATTTCATTAAATAGTGCAGACCAGTTGAAAAAATATTCACATCTATTTAGTGACGTTGATTGTATTTTATTTGATGAATTTCAAAGTGAAACTAATCATTATTGTAGTGATGAAATAAGAAAATTTTTAAGCATACATACTTCTATTGCAAGAGGTAAAGGTGAGCAAGTAAGATATGTACCAGTATATATGCTTGGTAACCAAGTCAGTATTATTAATCCGTATTATAATGAATTGGGAATTAGTAGTAGACTAAATAAAGACACAAACTTTCTAAGGGGTGACGGTTTTATACTTGAAAATGGTTTTATAGAAACAGCAAGTATAGCACAAAAAGAAAGTGGTGTAAATAGAGCGTTTAAAAGAAATCAATATGTGGCATATAGTAGTGAAAATGTTTACTTAAATGATAACTTAGCGTTTATAGATACACCGCAAAATTGTAGTAGCAGGTATCTTGCTACAATTAGATACTGTGGAAATGATTTTGCTATTAGAGAATATAAGGATATAGGTATTTTATATTGTGATGACCATGCTGATAAATCTTTCCCTAACAAGATTAGTGTTACAACAGATGACCATAATATTAATTATGTGATGTTAAAGAATAATGATATGTTTATTACAAATCTTAGGTATTTTTTTGAACATGGTGCTTTTAGATTTAAAGACTTAAAAAGTAAAGAAGCATTATTAAAATGTATTTCATATTAGGTATCTGCATTTGTATATTCTTCTGAACAATATGGATAGCACACTTGGAAGATAGTGCCATATTGTTTGTCGGTTTCGCTGACCGCTTTTGAATTGCAAATGTTATAGATATAAAAGTAAGAGCAGGATACAGCTTAGTTGTCCTGCTCTTCTTAATTTTAATACCAGTTTTCTTTTAGGCATTCTTTTTTATATTCACAAAATGAACAACAATGTTTACAATCACCTTTTACCCATTTCTTGTATAATAGTTTTATAAATCTTTTTATCATATTTATTATCTCATTTCATAAGTTGTGTCAACTAATAGTACTCCACCTCGTATTCTTTTTGGTATTAATTTGCCCGGAATTTTTAAGCCTATTTTAAAGTCCTCTAATGTTCTTTTTGTTTTTAAGAATTTTATTTCATCCTCTGTATATTTATCACCTTCTTTTGGTACATAACCTAACATTGAAGCTACAAATAAATCTTTACATTTTTGTGGCATACCTGCACACTTAACATTGTAATAAGGACTATCAATAGGTTCTAAATCTTCATGTGTTACATGTTCAATGTATGTTTTCTGTCTAGTGAAAATAGCTTTATCCCAACACGCTTCTAATTTCCAACAACAAAAATTTCTATCATGTACTTTTATTCCTACAATTTCTTCGGGTTTTAAGTCACAATGAATACTATCTGTATCAGCATATATAAAACCTCTATTATTCTTACCATGATAATTTTTCTGTGCGGCTCTTATTGTAAAATTTCTAGCATAAGATGTAATAGCTGAACCAACAGCTATAAACCCTGCTTGTTTATCATTAGCAGGAACAGAAATAAATCCAAGTGCTTTGTTTTCTTTTACAATAGCCACCTTAAAAGAACTATCTTCACTACTTGCCATTTTGCCATACAAATTATTTAAGAAAAGTTTTGCTAATTCTCGTAACGCTCCTTTACTTTCAAGTTTAATCTTTTTATACTTTTCCATGTACTCGTCAAATATACCAATTGCAGTAAAGAAATAACACCCATCTATTATTTCAAAATCTACTAATTCATAATGCTCTTTCATTAAAATAAAATCTGTCATTGTTAAAGTTAATTCAACTCTTGTGTCGTGTAGATTTCCTGCTTTATCATAATAATGGTCATAATATTTGCCAGTCTTTTTATCATACACGTCTGAACTTTCTAATGCTTCTGTACCTTTGTATAAATAGTTACCTTTTATTTGTATAAAAGGTAAATAGTTTGGTTTTAAATAAAAACGTGTTTTAATTCTTACAAAGTAGTACCTATTATTTTTTAAGGCTTCGTTAGGTATAAAGTTACCTACCCAAAACGTAGGCTTTCCAACTGGGTAAGCGTTTCCACTTTCACTTGACATCATACTTGGGTACAATGAGTTTACATCTGCTGTTGTACCATTTGTTTTTATTTGGTTTTCTTTACCTTTTACTAAATAGCACCATCCACCTTTGTAAGATTTTCTTATCCACGCGTCTGCTGTTGTGTATTTATGTTTTGATGTATCTAACAAATAATCAGTTAGACTTGGGAAAAGAGTTTCATATTCTTCTTTACCCATTATCTTTTTATACTCTTCCAAACAACATGAACCTATTGTTAATTTGTTATGACCCTCTGTGAACATTATTTCTAATGCTTCTTTTACAACAAGTACGTCATTTGCAATATATTCTTTTTCTTTTTCTGTTATATTACACCCTGCATATCTGAAACCAGTATATTCCATGTCAAGTTTTTTGTGCTTTGTACCAAAAGATTGTCCTATTCTTTTAACACTAAATGGTAATAGTTTTAAGCTATCTCTTATTTCAATAAAATGATTATTTACTTTAATAATTATAGTGTACCACTGTCCTTTATCTGATATTGAATATTTAAAAGAATTGTTAGGCATTTCTTTTTCTTTTAACCATTCAACTTCAGTTTCTTGTTCATTTAGTGGTGTATAGGCTTGTTTAAAACCTAAGTCCACTAATAGATAAGACAACCAAAAAGAACCATCAAACTTTAAGTTATGGTAATAAGCACAAATATTTGTATCTAATGTTTTAAAATAATCGAATTGTTCTTCTATACTATGAAATATTTTTACATCTTCTGTAAACAGTTCTACACTTGCACTAGCCCAAACTTCTGTATTAACTTGACCCTTGTAAACTGTGGTTTCAAAGTCGCACATAAAATAGCGGAACTTTTTAACTTTCAATTTACACACCCCTATGAATTATAATATTCTGCCATCATGGATAAATTTTCAGCTTGTGACATTGATAAAGCCTGCATATTTAAAATTCTACCTAATGATACAAATGATGCTGAAACTTGTTCTGCATTGCTATCATAAGAAATAACATTTAATAGTTCAGCAATTTCACTTTCATGTGCTTCAAGATAATGTTCATATTCCATTATATTATCATCAAATGATGTTACAGTATCTTCAAATATTGATAACAATTCATTTTTTCTATTTTCAATAGAAATTGGAGGTTTTGCTTCTCTAGTTAATTCCGATATTCTATCCCTAATTATATCAATGATACTAATTGTAGGATAATATGTAGGCACACTAGGTGCACTTATTTTCTTGTTTCTTTTTCTTGTTTCTTTTGCTTTTTTTATTGCTTCTTGTTTTATTTCTTGTTTTCTTTGTTCAGCCAAAACTACTTCACCAGTTTCTTGATAAACAAATTTAGCTTTTTTGTATAACTGTTTTGGTTTTGTATTTTGTATCTTTTCTAACTGTTTCTTTGTAACTCTTTTTGGTAATTTTGGTACAATATCTTCTGGAAAAATGTACCCTTGTTTTTCTGCCCTGCGAACAGCTTGTAGTAATCTTCTTCTCTCTTTTTGATATGCTTTTTGATTTTCTGTTTGCTTTTTTCTCTTCGCCATAAATTGTACCCCATTTCTTAAAATAAATTAAAGCCCCTAGGTTTCTACACCTAGAGGCTTGTACTAGGATAATTATTACCTAGATAATTGAACAAGTAAGGAATTTCTTTCCTTTATAGTTTTTACTGTCAAGTTTGTAAACCTTGATTGACCATGCTTCTTCTTCACCCTGCATTTCACTGTAAATATCCATGAATGAAGTCCAAAAACTTGGTGAACCAGTAACGTATTTGTCACCATTTTTGTCAATGACAACATAATTTTCATAATCTACATTGTCAGATTTTTCATTGTGGATTGATAAAACAGCGTAGCCTACTGGTTCAATGATAACCGCATTTTCATCACAAATTGTGTCCAGTTTGATTGCATCAGAAGTATCTTTTAATACAATTCTCTGTTTTGCTGTTAATTCTATACTTGTTTCCTTGATTTCTACTGAATAACCTGTCATAATTTTGTTCTCCTTTTCCTATTCTTACTGTTCTGTTTCTTCTGTTTCAATTTCTTTTCTTGTAGCAGGGTCAAGAATTGTCGCATTTGTAATGAAGTCCTGCTCTGTCATTCCGTACAAAGTTTCAACTTCTTCTTTGTAAGCAATGTGTACCGCTTTAACTTCTTCAGTGTTTACAACTTCTTCAACTTTTTTGAATAACTTCTTTTCATCCTTGTATGTACGAGGAATTGTTACAACTTTGTTGAATGGTTCTGCACTTTTTATATCAAGGCAGAGTACGTTGACCTTTGTTGTTACGATTGTTCTTGTTACCATTGGTTTTCTTGCCATTTTTGATACTCCTTTCATTCTTAGGCTTTTTATTTGGTTGCTAGTACAAAGGTTTTAATTCTTTGTACGAATGGTGTGGTACGCAATGAACGTACAATAGGACTTGTCCTACACACCAGTTGAACATGGGGTTGTTCGGCTTTTCAGATAGCTACTTACTACTATTTAATAGTACCATAAAATAGGTACATTGTCAATATTTAATTTTTAAATTTTGTTGAAAATTTTGTTGCGGATAACTTTGTTAATAATGTGGATAACTACGCAACTTCTCTAAAATAAAGTTTGTGATTTTCAACTTTGAACTCAAAACCATAACAAATCGCGTCATCAATAATTTTCATTGTTTCTGTTATATTGTCTGCTAGCCCGGTGCTAAATTCTTGCCACATATAAACACCTCATTATAATTCTGTCATCATTAATATTAGCAGGCTAGTTAATCTACGCCCTGCCCATTGTTCCTCACTAGGAAAGTAGGTAATTAATGCTTTTAAATACCCAACCGCTTCTATAATTAGTGCTAGGTTGTTAGAAATTTCTTCTATTGGGTACTTTTCCTCAAAAATTTCCTTATTTGTTTTGCTTCTTTTCATGTTTGTTTCTCCTTTTCTTATTAACGTTCCGCGCTATTGCGGTAAAACCCTTGCAGGGACTTGCACCCCACTCTGTGCTATTAGGGCTAGTGCTTGAATGAAATAAACCATTCTTTTGCGTCAAAATACCGTATTTTGGTGTTACATGTAATTACATAATAATAATGTGTTGATTTAAAGTTATAACCATTTTCATTTAATTTCTTTCCACTTTCAACTGTTATTAACATAACTTCATCTAAAAATAGTCTAGTTTCTTTGTGGTAATTTACCATGTGAATTGAATTATTCATAATTATTATCTCCTTTTTATTTCCTATTTATTTGGTGAAACTGGGTGCAGGGAATTGAACCCTGCCATGTACCATTACCCAGTGCGGTGTGCTATTCTTCATTTTCTAATGCTTTTCGTGTAGCAGGGTCTAACTTTTGCGCTACCTTTAGGAAGTCAATTTCCTTTAATCCGTACATTTCTTCGTGTACTTCCATTTTCTGAATAGCTACAACTTTGAATGTGTCTGTTTCGTACTCTTTCTTGAGTGATTTAAGTGCTTTTTCTTCTGTAAATGTTTCACCAGTAAGTTCAAGTTCTTTGATTGACACTTCTGCTGTTAATGTGTCTACGCACATTGCTTCAATTGCTGTTACGTTAATTGTTCTTGTTATCATTCTTGTTCTTGCCATAATTTGTTTCTCCTTTTCTTATTAACGTCCCGCACTATTGCGGTAAAAACCCTTGCAGGGACTTGCACCCTGCGGTGTGCTACTAGGGCTATTTACATAAATATCTAACTAATAATTTGCTAAAACCATATTCATTATAACTTTCATAATCTGGCATATTAAATATTTGTGTCACTTGTTTTGACGTAGTTTTTGACCATTTTCCTAATTCATATAACTCCCCTTGTTGGTCGTCAATAACTGCAACTATTTTGCTATATGATTTTATTAAAAAATATCTATTAAACAAACAATTAGAAATATATGCGTTGCAGTGTCTAAATTGTTTCCATGTTATATTTTGTAAAGCACAATGCGTTGTGGTTGCTTTACATTTCCTTAAAATACTCTCTGCATTAAAATTAATATTTTCTTGTTCCATAATATTACCTCACTTTCTTATCTCTTATCTTGAATATATTATAACATACCTCGTACTCTCTGTCAAGTACTTTATCGATATATTTTCAGTAAAATATTGTACCAATCATATGTTCGATATTTCAACACTTCACCGTATTAAAGTGCAACTGGTGTACTTGAAAACGGGGAAACGTTGTACCTCAAAGCACGTTAAAGGGGCAAA